ACGATGAGTCCAGCCCTAGTCAATACCTTGACTGTACGGTGAAAGTCGCGTTGGGGGACAATAATGTCATCCCCAAACACGGCATTCTCTTTCCAATCAATATAAAGATTAGGCCCACGAGGTAGCTTAGCAGTATAAACAAGAGCCGAAATGATCAAGGTCATAAGAGGAAAGGTGAAACCATTCCCCATGGTCGAAATCATATTAAGCTCAAGTTCAGTACCACCAGGAAGTCTCGTTACTGGTGAACGAATGTCCATCAATAAACGAAACCAACTACTAGGTAGGAGAGCGCGCACAAGATCGATAGAGATCATATCCGATGCGGACTTCAGATCGATAGTTGCAAGCTTTCGATCAAAAGCCGCCTTAGCTAAAGCCTTGTTTTTAGGCTGTTGCGTGGATATGTCAACACCGATAAGCTTAAGAGCTAATTCAAGATAGTGACCGACAGATAACTGAACGGCCATATTTCCAGAAGGCTCAATAGCTATTGTGCGCATGGTGTCCTCGTTTTTCGGGACAGTGGCAAGCTTAGATCCACTTACTAAAGGGACGGGTCGCCTGTTCGCCTTATCAAAAAGGTTAATATAGCGATTGGTACCCCTTAGTTGAACAACAAGTGGAACTGCACGACTAGTACAAGTCATAGGCTGTGCAAGCTTTTCAGCGGTGTGAGTCCCTTGGACGCCGAAAGACGCCCCAGGGCCAAACCGCCAATTAGCGAGAATAGCCGAATGGCAAAGTACACCCTGTACATCGTCGGGGTCGTAGAAAGACGTCGCTCTCTCCAAAGCCTTACGGATAAAGAGAGAAGCATTGTCAATCTCGTACCTCGACAACTTTAGCTGAGACTGTGAAACGAGATCGTTTGTCAAAACGAAATCGTCTACAGCCTTAGCCGCCAGGGTAGAGTCACCGAGACGGGCACGTTTTCTCATGCGGTCAAGCTGACGCGAGACTGCAAAAGTAACGTACTCGTCCCCATGGTGAGCTTTTAAGTCTGCTTGCCATGCAGTAAAGAAGGCTACAAGCCTATCTTTCATTGGATATCTCCAAATGAGAGCCTTAGCCTGGTGTGCTATGCCAGGTCCAGGCAAGAACGATTAAAGCGGAGAGAAGCAAAACAAACAGCTTCTCAGACACTTTAGATAATCCCGGTTAGTACGGAATCGGCGATACCCGAAGCTTGAGACCAGCCTGCACCGAAGTGCGCGCTGATCATAGCCTTGAGATCTTCCGTTTCGTACGTATCGGTTCCCGCAGGTACCTCAATGATCGTCGTAATACGAGCGGTCATGGGCGCCTGATTCACCGCAGGCACAGCACCCTTACGAGTGATGAGCTTATAGGTGTTGACAGGGACGTTCTTGATAACCCCGGTAACGGGGTTGGCTTGCGGCAGAACACGCAGCACAGCCGGCCGGAAGAACGTCAACGTAAACGGCTTGGAAACCGAATGCGTTTCGACGCCCGTCTGAGTGCCACCGAGTGCGGTAATGGCGTATTGTTTGCCATTAACGTTCGGGGCAGTGTCGGTTGTGAGCGTGTAGGTGGGCGAAGTAAGCCCAGAAACAGCTGCCCCCGTAAGGGGAGAGCCAGGTGCAAAAGACATAGTAATGTCTCCAATTCTACCTCACGAGAAGTGAGGCAAGGTTAAGGAGTCGGTTGACTCCATTGACCCCTATCTCGTCAAAGCTCTTAAAACGAAGCTGACGAGTAGGGAGTTGGGCACCAAGGGATGTCCGAGTTAACGAAAAGTAGTCTACCATACCGGGCCTGCAGGTTGAATTAACAACCTGCGAAAGCTCGGGGGCAAGACCACCGTTCAAATTCCCGGACATGGTATATCGCTTATTCAATACGACAAATTTAGTAGTGGATGCATTACTGCTAAAAGTGTCTTCAAGGTAAGCGCCAACTGTCGTGAAATAATCAACCACCCACGAGTAAGGAATAAGTTCCCAAGCGACGCTTGGTAACGCCTCCGAACTAATGTTTAGTTGATCATACACAGTATAGTTGTTGCCGGACTTCCAATTTACATCGAAGCCAGCAATATACCTGTAGGAGAGCTCATGCTTCAGTTGAGCAGACCAGATAAGTTTTCCACCGTAAATACCGGTGGTACCTGGCTGTTTAACCGAAGAAAACCAGCTCTTTTTAGCGGAGCCAGTAAGGCGGATATTGAAGTCATTTCGGGTTAAGTATTCCCCGATAGACTCAACAATAGCTTTGGTATCGGCAATCATTGGCTTAATGCCAAATGACCACGTTAACCACGCATTAGATGCGTACTTGGCAACGCTACGACCCTTAGTTTGCTTTATAGTGAGCAAGGTCTTTATGATGTCCACTGCCGCTCTCTCGGTTCCACGGACTAATCCGTGAAGTTCCCGTAGTTCGGCTAACGGCACCAAGGCTTGAGCACTTTTAGTAGACGCAGCTAATTTCCTCTTGAGCTTCGCTAAAGCGATGTCCTTGAGAGCTGCATCATCTGCCGAGTTAACTTGACTGCTAAGATCAACGAAAGGCAC